CGCACTACTATCCGCACTCATCCTCCATGTGTATCGCTGGTAGTTACGCTAGTCCTCTCTAGTCGATAGGGTATTAGCCACCCGCGATTAGCGCCCACCCCGGAGGGGGGGTCAGTCTGCTATTCCAGAAGGAGGTGCCGCTCTAACTTACTAGAAAAACGTATGCTAGAGCTTACCAATCAAAGAAGAAGGCTCTTATCTATGGGGTATGTACAGGAAAGATCAAAGGAATTGAAAGAGACCAAGAGGCAGTTAGCTCATAAGGCTAAGTATTCTACTAGGCAGGAGATGTCTGTTAGGGAACAGAAAGCAAAGTTGCATGATCTGAAGGCTCAGTTCCTCAATCATAATAAGCTTGGGCCTTTTGTTAACAAGATCTTTGATATTGCTATGGATGATGATCACAAGGATCAGATGTCTGCTGTTAGGTTGATTGCTGACAGGGTATTACCCAATCAGTCATTTGCTCATACTTCTAAAGGTTCTAATGCTGTACAGATAAACATCTCTGGCTTGAATGTTGAAGTTAAGGAAAAGGAAGTCAATCAAGAAGAGGATGATAGAGGACATAGAGGGACATAGAGGGTGAAGTCATAGATGGCTGAATTAAACCTAGAGCTTTTACCTTGGCAACAAGAAGTCATGGCCTCAGAAGCTCGGTTTAAGTGTATTGCCGCCGGTCGAAGAACAGGTAAGTCCTATCTAGCCGCCATATCCTTAATACTTGCCGCCTTGAATGAAAAGGAAGGTAAGGTGTTTTATGTAGCCCCTACACAGGGTCAGGCAAGAGATGTCATGTGGCACTCTATCTTTGACATAGCTGGGGACATCATAGAAAGATCCCATGTTAATAACCTTGAAATCACCCTAGCTGGCGGGAACACCATTTTCCTAAAGGGGGCTGATAGACCAGATACATTAAGAGGGGTATCTCTTAAACACTTGGTCTTGGATGAATATGCCTTTATGAAGCCAGATGTCTGGGAGGCCATCCTAAGACCTGCACTGGCTGATAGGAAAGGTTCCATGATGGCTATAGGAACCCCAGAAGGCCGTAACCACTTCTATGAGCTATTTACTGGTGCTGACGAGTGGCCTGATTGGGATAACTTCCACTACACCTCTTTTGATAACCCATTAGTAGATCCAGCAGAAATAGAACATGCTAGACAAACCCTACCCGCCTTTGCCTTCCAACAGGAATTCATGGCTAGCTTTGATGCCAGAACATCAGGCAACTTCAATCCTGACAACTTTGATTACTATGAAAAGAAACCCCCAGAAGGCCAATACTATATAGCTGTGGATCTGGCCGGTTTTAAGATGCAGGGCCAAAGAAGGGCCAAGAAAAGAGATAACTCCGCTATCGCCTGCGTCAATGTCTGTCCAGATGGTAACTGGTATGTAGAAGAAATCATCTATGGACAGTGGAGCCTTGAGGAGACCGTACAACACATTTTCAAGGCCGTTGAGAAGTACCGCCCCTACCGTATAGGGATAGAGAGAGGCATTGCTCAGCAGGCCGTTATGAGTCCCCTACAGGATGTGATGAGAAGAACCTCTCGGATGTTCCATGTGGAACTATTGACTCATGGCAATAAAAACAAAGAGAATAGGATACTTTGGGCATTGGCTGGTCGCTTTGAAAATGGTTTAATCCATTTAAAGAAGGCTGATTGGAATGATGCCTTTGTGGATGAGGCCGCTAATTTCCCTAGCACCTTAGTCCATGATGATCTATTAGATGCGCTGTCTTATATCGATCAGATAGCACAGGTGGCTTACTTGGATGGTATTGAGCTAGCTGACGAATGGGAGCCGTTTGACGCGGCAATAGGATACTAAATGGCTGAGTTAGAGCATATTCTTGTAGAAAAGGGCTTGGCTGAGTGGGTTGAAGAGCTTACTCAGGAGTGGCGCGACCACTATTCATCTAATTATGAAACTAAGCAGGACGAATATTACCGACTCTGGCGTGGCATATGGGCCGAAGATGACAAAACCCGCCAATCAGAGCGTTCTAAGATCATTGCTCCCGCCTTACAGCAGGCAGTAGAGTCCGCTGTAGCGGAAATAGAGACAGCTTCATTCAGTCAGGCGTTTATGTTTGACATTGATGACTCTCAAAAGACTCCACCCCCGCCCCCTCAAGGTCAACCTCCTCAGATGATGCCCCCCGAGGCCATGCAGGGGATGGGTGGTGGTCAACAAATGCCCCAAATGCCACCCCAAATGGCACAAGGCCCGCAAAATCAGCCAACACAGCAAGAATCTTTGGCTGTTAGGGATCAATTGCACAGGGATTTAGAACGCGCTAACTACCGAGCGGCTATTGGGGAGATATTAATCAATGCCGCAGTGTACGGTACTGGTATTGGCGAGATTGTCATTGAAGATTCTAAGGAATATGTGCCTTCTACAATGCCATTAGACGGTATGCCGCAAGAAGCTAACCTTGTTGAGTATGGCACAGAAACAAAAGAGCGCCCCCTTGTTAAGCTACACCCTATACAACCTAAAAACTTCCTTATTGACCCCAATGCCACCTGCATTAGCAGTGCTATGGGTGTTTGTGTAGAGGAATTTGTTGGTATACATGCTATTGAGCAACTACAAGAGGCTGGTGTTTACAGAGATTTGGATTTACAAAACTCTCCTAGTGATGCTGACATTGATGCTGACTCTGAAATCACTCATCAGCCAGTTAGGAAGGTAAGAGTTAAGCGATATTACGGGTTAGTGCCTACTGACTTGTTAAAAGAAGAGGGTGTTGACTCCGAATTACTGGAAGACGGCAAGTACACAGAGGCGGTTATTGTTGTTGCTAACGGAGAGATCCTCAAAGCACAGGCTAATCCGTATATGTGCCAAGACCGGCCTATTGCGGCCTTTCCTTGGGACGTAGTTCCTAGCCGGTTCTGGGGTAGGGGTGTCTGTGAGAAGGGTTACATGTCTCAGAAGGCACTTGATGCCGAAATGAGAGCAAGGATTGACGCCTTAGCACTGACCACGCACCCAATGATGGCTATCGATGCTACCCGAATACATAGAGGGGACAAGTTTGAGGTACGTCCGGGCAAAGTCTTACTGACTAACGGCGCACCACAAGAGTCTGTTATGCCCTTTAAGTTTGGGCAGGTAGATCAGATCAGTTTCAGCCAAGCTCAGAACCTACAGATGATGGTACAGCAGGCCACAGGCTCACAGGACGCCGCTGAGATGGCGAAAGGCCCATCAAGCGACACAACGTCCGCTGGTATCTCAATGAGCATGGGCGCGGTTATGAAGCGTCAGAGAAGGACGCTGGTTAACTTCCAAGAATCCTTCTTTAAGCCATTAATCAAGAAGACTGCTTGGCGTTATATGCAGTTTGATCCAGAGAAGTACCCATCAAAGAACTATCACTTCTCAGTTATATCTAGTTTGGGTGTTATTGCTAGGGAGTATGAGGTTCAGCAGTTAGCCCAGATATTACAGGTGATACCGCCACAGTCACCGGCTCATGGGGCCATGATTAAGGCCATCATTGAACACATGAATGTCACTAGCAAAGAGAAACTGCTGGAAGTTATAGATCAATCTGGTCAGCCCAACCCTCAAGCCATGGAGATGCAACAGCAACAGGCTCAAGCGCAGATGCAGTTACAGCAAGCCCAGACTGCTGTACTTATGGCGCAGGCCAAGGAAGCTGAAGGTCGAGCGGCTAAGTACGCTATGGAAATTGAGATGATGCCGAAAGAGGCTGTACTCAAATACGCCGATCAAGACAAAGACGGCAAGGTTGATGATGACTTCGAGAAGAAGATTCAGCTAGCCAATATGCTCATGCAAGAAGACAAGTGGAATCTTGAGAAGGAAGAGCGCCAGCAAAACATGCAGAACAAGATGGGCGAGCAACAAATGCTTCAGCAGATGCTCCAGCCTCAACAGCCTGAACAGCCACAGCAAATGCCTCCTATGGGTGAGGAACCTCAACTGCAATGAGTGCGGACTCTATTAGCTTAGTCACGATCATTGCTCTTATACGCAAGGAGATTGCTGAGTCTCGCGGTACTGCTCAGCCCGGAAAAGATGGGAAGCAGGGGGCCACAGGTGAGCGCGGTGCAAAAGGTGACACCGGCCCTCAAGGTAAGGTTGGCCCGAAAGGTGGTGATGGCAAGCAGGGCAAATCCGGAAAGGATGGGAAAGTTGGTAAGGATGGTAAGGATGCTGAAGAAGCTGTAGGCATTGCCAACATAGAACAGGATGTTGATAACGCCATCATTATCACTATGACTGATGGTGAGACCTACACCATTGAAATGCCGCTAGGCAAGAACACTACAGAGGTTCACTACAAAGTAGGTGGTGGCTCTGGTGGCTCTAATGGCGGTGGTGAGTCAGGATCTATAGACCTATCTAACTATGTGCAGAAGCCTACCAACAACACAGCTTGGATGGTTTACAAGAAAGGCACTGGCTGGTCACCTGTTACCACTGACCTAGTAGCCACTAACTCCGATGTTGTGTTTCGAGATGCTAAAGGGCGATTTAAGTCCACCGAGGACATTCCTGAGCTTAACAATCAGCTTGAGGTAAACCGCTGGTTCCTTGAGCAGTTAGAGGCTTCTGGCCTTCCTGTTCACATACAGCCTGATGCGCCAGATAGAAAGTTAGATGGCGATCTCTGGTTTAACAATGATGAAGATGTCATGCAGTTGTTTGTATGGCACGTTGATTCTGATGCTTGGATTCCCGTTGCTCCTCCTACAACCTTGGAAGGTAGGGTGACTACTGGCGAAGCAACACAGCAGGCCATCATTGATCAGATACAAGAGAGCCTTGCTGATCAGGAAGAGATAAAGAACAAGGTCAGGGCGCTAGAGGGCGCTGTTGGAAACCACAGCCTAGTGTTCACGATGCTTAACGCTAACGTCAGAGAGGGTGAGTTCAACCTCAAAGATGGCGCAATGCAACTAACAAACACGATCTCATCTGCTAGTTACATTAGTCTTTCTGGCACTGACCGTAACGGCAACACTATTGACCTTGACCGCATTACAGATGGTGATGTTTTGCGGCTGGCTGATATATCTGGTCAGGTAGCGGAGCTGAAGATAAACAGCGGTACGAACGGGGTATTTGAATTTACTAAGTTAAGTGGCGATCTGGACAGGCTTTCAGACTACCCACATGACTTTATTCTGTTGAGTAGCTTTGACCCTGCTGGCCTTGCAACGATTGACTATGTAGACATTCAGTTAGAGTCACTGCGAGCAGAAATCGCATACATGAAGAACAAGCCTCCGGGCAATCCGTTCTTGTACACAACCTCTTCTCTTGGCACTGGAGAATTTTCCTATACGGACTCTGGTGGGAAAAAGCGCATGAGGCTTAACAAGACTGATGCGGATGGTTTTGCTTGGATGAACAACAGCGGAGTGCAAGACGCCAACACAAGCGATCATTACAGCACTGCCTTCACAGTCAGGTACTGGGATGAAGTCTCAAAGACTTGGAAGATGAAAATGACGGGGTTCCTAACGAGGATTGATTGGCACTCAGATGATGCCTATTTCTACATAAAGCTCGACTACAGCAAAGATGGGGTGGCAGGCTTTAGCAGTGGCCTTAAATACTACATCACCGTTGGGGGGATCATCTAATGTCTTATTCATTCCCTAAAGGTGAGGCTGATGGCTTTGAGGTAACTCTTTCTAATGGTGTCACTTATAGGTACAACAAGGATAACAATCTCTGGCAGGTAGCCTCTGTTGAAGGCACTGGGGCAGGTGAGGTTGATCTGCCACCAATGACTAGCAATCCAACTGCGGACACGCTGGTGCTAAGGGATGAAAACGCTAACGCTAAGTTTAGGCAAATCACCTGCAACAACATGACGTTTAACCAAGACATCGTTTTTACCAACACGGCTGAAACATGGTTCCTCTCTGGTGGTGAGCTTAGCAATCACGGCGTTAAGAAGAACACCGCTGAAGGTATGCGCGCTAGTCTGAATATCTACAGTAAAGATGAAGTAGATGCTCTGTCAGGCGGTGGCGGTGGCGGTGGCGGCGAGGCGGCGTGGACGTACTACCCCGACGAATATAGATTCGGCAACATGGGCATAGGTGGATACGACCTGAAAGAGTTTTGGGTTTTAAGCGCCGAAACCATAGAAGACTTTGAGGGTACTGGGGGCGACCCAGCCAACCGAGTAACAGAAAAGGTACTGGTTCACGATCTTAGAGCAGACAGAATTTGGGGCCACGATCTAAGAATAACCGCAAAAGACCTTGTTCTTAGGACTGAAACCGATGGATACGGAACGCTTGAGGTTCACGGTCAGTCGTATTTTCGCCACTCTTTCTCTGCTGAACACACAGTATTGGGTGGTATCAATATCACCGGCCTTGACGCAGACCGACCGGATGAATTGCCTTATAGCGCAGATGAGAAGAGCGTTCAGTATGCACTGTCCGTAGACCATCAGGATTTAGGGCGAACGGTAGAGATCACCAAAGAAGGTACGATCCGCGCTAATGCGTTTACCGATATGGAAGGTAATCCTATTGGTGGTGGTGGTGTAGAAGAGGCTCCTGAAGATAACTCATGGTATGGGCGAAAAAATGCAGGCTGGACGAAAGCACCGGCTTACTCAAAGGCACAGGCCCAAAGGATGGCCAACCTTCACACCGCTGTTTTTAGGCAACCAGCAGTCGCAGGCGCAACCTCAAACGACTTTGAGCTTTCTAATGGGCCGCTAACAAGGGCTGGCTATGTTGAAAATGAGGTTGGTCAAACGGCGACAGTTACAGCCAAATGGATTGATTACGACACAATTACATTTAACAAAATACAGTTCTCTCTGAGGCATACGGAGGTTGGCGACCTCATAGAAATTGGCGATGCTGACGGTGCAGATAAAACAGGCGTCATCCTCAAGGTAACCTCTGTCCAGATAGAGGAAGCTGATGGATTATTTTCTGGCTCCCTTTGCTACGAGTTAATTGGCAGACAAACTGCAAACGATTTCGTGCAGAAAAACAAAAGCTACATGCTCCACCTGCACAAGATGGGTCTTGCCCCCGCCCCTTCTGATAACAAGCAGTACGTTCAGAAGAATGGCGAGTGGGTTGAGTTTGATCCTGCTGATGCCATGAAGGGGCCAACCTATAGCTATGCTTGGCAGGGTTGGGATGGCGCTGTTTCTAACCGTCCCGGCCATCTTAATACAGATGCTGAGTGTACTGAAGACGTTGAGTTTTTGAGCTTCTATCCACAAGACTCAAACAGTGTCGGAATACCGGCAGAGGTTGATAATACATGGATCATAGAGGTAACAAGCCCAGATGGTAAATGGGCTAAGTATCGTCCCAGAGGCGGTTCAAACACCAACTACATTCAGTGTGATCGTATTGAGGCCAGTGATCTGGGTGTTTGTGCGATGTTTTTTCAGACAGAATCATACGAGTTCAGGATGTATGAAGAACCCGCCGCAACAAGGCAGATTGGACGCTCTGATTTAGTCCAGACGTTCACTGAATTACAACACGCAATTGCCGATGAGAAGACCATGAAGGGTCTTAAAGAAGCGTTACACAACGCTCTCGGTGGTTTGATAGAGAAATTTGAAGGATGATATGGCAAGCGATCCAATACAGATTGGGGGCATTACTTGGCCCAACCAATTCCAGAAACCTACAGGCATTGTTGCAGGTGCGGCCAATCCAGCTATGGATCCGCAAAACCTTAACAACAGTCAAATCCCTGCTGACTCATCAAAGGTTCCTTATGCCGCCAAAGGCATTGACACAGTACCTAGCACTGATTCAACCAAGGGGCGCGTCATTGACGTGCGAGTGTGAGATATGAAGCCAGTAGATCAGAACACATTTGATGAACTCCGCTCTAATGCCGAGCGTTTGTTTACAGAGATGAAGGTGAGGCTAGACAAGGCTGACCAGAAGCTACTGAAGACAGAGAAGAAGCTGAAGGAGCTAGAGAAGTTTATAGCTTCATTGGCAGAGGAGGCCGCTTGATTTCAGAAAGAGAAGAAGAGCAGGCAAGAGATCTATTTAATATGCCGGGTTGGAAGAACTTGGTAGATGAGTGGGAAGAGCAGATACAGATGTGTAATCTGGATTCATGCAACACCCTTGAAGATCTGCACTTTCAAAAGGGTAGGTTAGCTGTCCTTAGAATGATGCTGAACTTTGAAAACTATATTAAGAATATTACGGAAGATGATGATGAAGATCCCACCTTCCAATAATTTGCCTCATCCGGGGGCAAAAGCAGGGGAACCAGATGGACAACCCTCTGTTCAACTTTCCGACAACCCTTTTAAGGAACGGAGATAAGCATGGCAGAACTATTTGACGAAGAGCAAGGGTCAGAACTGGAACTTCAAGAAGGCGAAACTCTTGGCAATTTACAGGAGGACAACCCCGCAGATTATGAGTCTGTAGAGGAACCCCCTGTTGAACAAGAACAGCCCACTGAAGAGAACCCAGATAGATTTAGCGGTAAGTCACATGATGAACTATTGGAGATGGTGCGCGAGCAGGATCGACGAATAGGCCAACAAGGAAACGAGTTGGGCAACATGAGACAGACCTTTGAAGCTATGACTCGCGTTCAGTCTGTTCCAGCACAACCGGAACCACAGCCTGTCCAAGAAGAAGCAGACTTTTTTGTTGATCCACAGAGGGCAGTTGACTCTAGGATTGATAATCATCCTGCTTTGCGGCAAGCCCAAGAGATGGCGAAGCAATTGCAATACGCGCAATCGTTAGCCTCTCTGAAGCAACGTCACCCTGACTTAGAGCAGGTTGTTGGGAGCGATGGATTCAAGCAATGGGTGGAATCTAGCCCAGCAAGGATCAAACGCTTTCAATCAGCCGATCAAAGTGGGGATATTGATGAAGCAGATGATCTGATTAGCACCTTTAAACAGCTAGCTCAGACCGTTAACACTGCTAAAGCCGCAGAAAAACAGGCTACCAAGAAGGCCGTGAGAGCCGCCGCTGTTGGTGGAACTCGTGGCAATCCAGACGCGGCATCGTCAAAGCGGATCTACCGCCGTGCCGACATCATTGCGCTCCATCAAGAAGACGAAGCCCGATATATGGCGCTACAGCCAGAGTTAATGCTGGCATACGCCGAGGGTCGAGTCCGTGATTGAGTTAGCAATATACTTACTACCTTAAAGGAGAGTCATAATGGCTTTAGATGGAACATACGCTACTGGTTCAAGCGTAAATAACACGAACCACGCAACATTCATTCCGAAGTTATGGAGTGATGAGATCATTTCCGAGTACGAGAAGTCCTTGGTAATGAAGCCACTCGTTAAGTCGCTGAAGATGGCTGGCAAAAAGGGAGATACTATTAATATCCCTATGCCACTGCGCGGATCGGCTAATCAGAAGGTAACAGAGACTCAGGTAACACTGGTTGCTGACACTTCTGGTAACAAGCAGATCGTTGTAGATCAGCATTGGGAGTACAGCCGCTTGATTGAGGACATTACCTCAGTACAGGCACTGGCTTCTATGCGTAAGTTCTACACGCAGGACGCTGGCTACGCATTAGCAACCAAGGTTGATGCTGACCTGATTGCTACTGCTATTGCTAACTTCACTAGTGTAGGCATGGCATCAGATACAGGGCTTGTTGTTCCTGCTGTTGCTGGTTCTGCTGGTGATTTCAACGACCAAACCTTCCGAGATGCTATTCAACTCTTGGATGATGCAGACGTACCTATGGATAACCGTAAGTTAGTTATCCCACCAGCCGCTCGTAACCAGATCATGGGCATTGATCGCTATGTATCTAGTGACTTTGTTAATGGTAAGGGCGTAGTTAACGGCAAGATCGGTGAGCTATACGGCATCAATGTATTTGTCTCTACCAACCTGCCTGCTAACGGCTCTGGTGAGAAGCCCTGCTTGTTGTTCCACACAGATGCTCTGGTAATTGCTGAGCAGATGGCTGTGCGAACACAGACACAGTACAAGCAGGAATACCTCGCAGACTTGATGACTGCTGACACTCTCTACGGTGAAGATGTATACCGTGAAGATTCAGGTGTAGTTATCTACGTTGCTGGTTAAGTAATACCGCCCCTCGAAAGAGGGGCTTTTATTTAGGACTGAGACATGGCTTACGACTACGATCCAGAAGATAAGTTCGGTTACAAGGACACGCTACCGGAAAGTCACCCTGAAAAGGTGATAACTGGCGTAGAGTTTGATGAAGAATTTAAAAAGATTGAGCAGGCTGTACAGGGCTTGCAAGACACCCTTGATGGAAAGCTGGATGTAATTACTGCTGGCTTGGTAATGGGTGGCACTTACAGCTTAGTGAGCAACATAGTTGTTCGCTCTCTTAAACCTGAGCTAACAGAAGGACAGCCTTTGCCAACACCGGCAGATTGTCCTGACACATTTCTTATCTGTATTGATGACGGCCCTTTTGAGGGCGAGGATTTAGTCCGATCTGATTGGATAGTCTCCTCTGAGCTTGAAGGTGCTTGGATACCTCTGGCTTACGCAAGACAAAAGACAGCGCCCGGAGACCCCGGAGCAGACGGAGAGGACGGCAAGGGCTGGACTTCCGGTAATTACAACCCCTCAAACGGCGTGGTGACCTTCTTATCTAATGATGGGCTAGGGTTTAACACTGATGATATACGCGGTGATGATGGCGATGATGGAGACAATGGAGAGAACGGCCCCGGCTGGACAGGTGGATCTTACAGTGATCAAACTGGCGTTGTTACCTTTACCTCAGATGACGGGCTAGGCTTTGCTACTGGTGATTTAAGAGGAGCAAACGGAACAAACGGCAATCACGGGATTAATGGTAAGGGCTGGACATCTGGCTCATACGATGAGCTTACTGGAATAGTCACGTTTACCAGTGATGACGGCCTTGAGTTCGCTACTTCTGACCTTAGAGGGGAAGATGGAAAGAATGGCACAAGTGCTTCTGGCACTGTCAATAGCGTTAACGGTAACTTCCCTGATCCTGATGGTGCGGTGTCACTTAATGCACTAGACGTTGGGGCTATAAGTCAGGAGACAGACCCAACAGTTCCAGCTTATGTAAAAGCAATATCCCAAGCAGACATAACTAGATGGGACTCTGCTGGCGGCAGTGACTTTAGTGGCAACTACAATGACCTAACCAACAAGCCTACCATCCCAACTTACACTAGCCAGTTAAGCAACAACTCAGGTTATATCACCACAGCTAACCTAGCTGGTTATTCAACTACAAGCCACAACCACAACGGCGTATACGCCCCTGCAAGCCACACACACTCATATCAAGCTGTCGGTTACTCATATAGTAAAGCTGAGAGTGACGCAAAGTATCAAGCGAAGGGGGGAGGTGGTGGAACCTCTGATCCCCTTGCACTCCAAAACGGTATTTCATTGGCGAGAGGTCAAGCGCAAGGCACAGAATACTTGACAAGAAATGTCCTTGAGATGATGTCAACTACCGGTGCTTTGCCAAATCACACAGGCTTTCTACTGGAATGCAGTATGGCTGGTGGATGGGGAGGACAGGCGGCTCTCTTTCGCATGGGTAATAACTGGGGTAAATACAACACTTCCCCTGCTCTCACTGTCAAAGAAGAAGGTTGCTATGCCCTCGACTTCCTTGCTACTTCAGATATAAAGCTGAAGGAAGATATTGTTACTGCAAAGTCAGATGTTATTAAGCAATTGCAGGGAAGGGAATGGAACTGGAAAGATGGTGGCAATAAAGGATCTGGTGTTATTGCCCAAGAGTTAGAGAAGGTTCTACCTCACCTAGTAACAGAGCAGGATGGCACGAAGCACGTTACTTATAGTGGCTTAACTGCTTACTTGATAGAGGCCGTTAAAGAGTTATCTGCAAGAGTTGAAGAGCTAGAGGGGGCAAAGTAATGGCTGTTTCTACAGGGATAGTTTCTCTTGGGGCAGTCGGTACTGATTTGGGCCTTGGCACTGGCGTGAATCTTAGTTTGAATCATGTAAGGGCTAGAGTTGCAGGCAAGAAAACCGGCATTATTCAGATGAGTCAGCTAAGAGGCACAGCCACCTCAATGTGCGTCGATCACTACCCTAGTTGGAATATTAACCCTACTAACGTTATTCAGGGGTTCAAGGAGTATACCAACGGGAAAGACTACAGTATTACCTCGCCAAGCAACGACACTACTAAAGACGTAAGGATAGGAGTCACAGGTTATATCAGTGAAACTGATGCCACATGCGAGCTAATGCAAGGTGGTTATTGTGACCGTGGAAGTTACAACCTCACTGGACACTTTAAGAGTGACTTTTCTAGTAGCAGTGGAGGATCTCCGTTTTCTGTTTCAGTGGTCTGTAATGCAACTAGCTGGCTTAGAGGGTCGCAAACGCTTGTCTTTAATCAAACAGAATCCGATCGTAACGGTTTGCTGATAAATCAAAGCTTTAACATACCTGATGGCTACCCTTATTTAACTCTGGTTGTTTATCAGTTTGTGTATCTACACCCTAACCACCCATACAGAGCTAATTATAACACCCCCTATAAAACTGACTTCACAGACGTAAGAGTAAGGAAAATATCATAATGTTTATTGCACTAGTCCAAGACCATCAAACCATGATGAGAGCAGTTAGGCTTGATGCTGATAATGAGACTAAGGCTCTGGCAGAGTGTGCAGGTCTAGATGGCAGTGATGAGGCAGAAATGCTCCGCGTTCATTTTCTTATCACTAAAACTGGAGACATTCAAAGGGTCTACTGCGACAAGGATGGCTTTAAGTTGCACCGATCTGCTTACAAAGTATTAGGTAAATACACAATTGCCGAAGATTTTAAAGTAGAAGAGGAGGAGGAATTATGAAGCTATTGGTACTGGCTATGACTTTAGCTGTGACAGGCTGTGCAACATCCAAGGGTAATGACCGTCATGCACAACATGCGGCAGACCAAGTTCGCATTGTAGCTGTTCAGAGAGAGGCAATGGTGCAGGAAGCCAAAGCTGAAGCAAGCACTCAACTGGCGCTCATGGAAGCCCTTGCACGGGTCGCTGAGGCTAACCCACAGGAAGCCTCAAGTGTGGCCGTAGCGTTGGCTGTGATAGGAACCAGAGCCTCTCAGCAGGACAAGTCAAATACTCCTGTAATTGGGCTACAGAGACAGAGTAATGAAGCACTGGAATGGACTAAAGCACTTGCCCCAACAGTGGGTGGGCTAATAACTGGCGTAGGGATCGCGGCTATCAATGCAGAAACACAAAGGAACGCATCGGATAACAACAGGGAGATCCTATTGGGGGATCAAACGGCTGACACAAAGATCGTTCAAGCAGTTGCAGGATTGGGTAGTGTTGCGGCGGCTCAAACTGGAATTGAAGTTAGTGGTGATTACTATGATATGGAAGATTCGTCTTCTGTTGATAACAGCACAGCTACGTCAACAAGCCAAGATACTACGACTACGACTACGTTCTCTCTTGCAACGACCTTAGATTATCAAGGTGAGGGCATGACCCTCAAAGAGTTAATCACTGAATTGAATAACGCTGGTGCCGCCTACTCTATTGACCTAGATGGGGATGGAACACCAGATGTAGAGGGTGGCTCTGATGCTACCAGTACAGCCAAAGTAGATGTGAGTTGTGCGGTCACGTTTGGCCCAACGCCACCACAGTGTAAATAGGAGACATATAAATGGGAATGCTTACTCAAGGGCCGTCAGCCGCCTATATAGCAGACAAGTCAGCAAAGTATCCGGGGCAGGGAGTTCCGGGGAATCCTAGACCTAGTGAATATCATTGGTGGATGCCGGGCTTTGGCTGGCATTTTATACCCGAGTACGATGAAGGCAATAACCTGAATCAGCAGTATGCGGCCATGACTCCTGTAGAGCTTGATAAGGCTTTAAGCCAAGGTTACACACATCAGATGAGTGCTGGCGCTCAAGCAATAGCAGATCAATTCGGCACTACCGTTACAACAGGGTCACAGTATGGTTACACAGCCCAGTATCCTGAGAACCAAGTTACTAGCACTGCTACAGCCGCACCTGCCACACCTGCCACACCTCAGTACACGCTTTCTGACATTAATGCGCTATACCTCAAGCATTTAGGCAGGAATGGAAATCCAGACAATATGCAGTATTGGCTTGATGACATTCTAATCAATGGGCAGACCATAGAGCAGGTGGAAGCCAACATCATGCGGAGCGAGGAGTACCTAACCAATCAAGAAAATGCCACCAATACCACCACCACAACCACAACTACGGGCACCACTGAACCAACACTTTCTGGTTACTACTGGGGGTTAGGCGCAAACAACGGATGGCAGTGGCTAGCTTATTACAGCAATGAAGCGCCACCCTCTGGAGCAATTACATGGGGCACAGATACAGATCTTCCTGACGTACCTCCGGGATGGGTAAATCCTAATGCAACTACGGCACCAGTAGAACCAGTAGATCCGGTAGTAGAAGAGCCAACGCTATACACGCCAGATGGCAGTCAGTTTTATCAGGGGATGTTTACTGCTAACGATATGCTGTTTAGAGATGGCGGGACTATAGACAGTAGCTTCTATAACGGTTTGCGAGCAAACATTTTAGCTGGCTTAGCTCAGACAGCCGCAGACAATGGCAGGACGCAGAACACTGCTGAAGAGATTGCTTTAGCTCAGGGTAACTACAATGGCTACTCAGCTAGTGGCATGTTAAGCCCATCTGTATCAAACACAGCCAGATCATTAGGGCTGTATTAATATGAATGCCCTAGCCAATCCATTGACGGCAGAAAATAGCGGATTGGAAAATCAGCTAACTGCACCTCAAGGTAATCCTCGCCACTGGTATCAGCAAGGTGGTGATGGGAACTGGTACAACTCTAATGGTGATCAGGTTTACTACTGGGTGCCACCTTCAGAGACTGATAGCACTATTTCAGGCGGTGGTGACACTCAAGGAATTGGGCAAGACCTTGGTGGCTACTATACAGAATCAGAGATTGCACAGGCATATAACGCTGATGAGGGCATGGGCTATCTTTCTGAGAAGGTTAGCTGGAATGACTACTGGGGTTTTATATCAGAGCGTCAAGGAGAGCTTCAAGCAGGCACCTTGGTTGATCCTATACAAGGTGAGTTTGCAAAGATAGCTCACCAGCAGGCACTAGAGAATACAGATCCAGATGCAGAGATAGCCAATGATGGCAGAGATGAAGAGATTTATTACGGTCAGGTAGGAGCTAACACTCAGGGTTCTCAGACAGAGCAGATGAGTGCTTGGGTTAGCCAGAACTCTGCGTTAATGAACAAGTATGGAATTGAAACATCCTTTCAAAACAATGACGGTGACTACTTTGTTTTTAACGGTAGTAGCTACACAAAAGCGTTTAAGGTTGATGATGGCTCTGGTCTATATAGTGACTATCTTGGAGTTATTGGCGAGGCTGTAAAAAGCTGGATGATGACAGGTGGCCTTGCCGCTCTTGCTGGTGGAGCAATGGGAGCTATAAGCGAAGGCATTGGGGCAATTTCTAATGCAGTTGGCTACAACAAAAACTGGCAGGGTTTTATTAGTGGCATTAACAATATGCCTGCTGGCCTTCAGGAGATCTTAGTAGACCTACCAAAATTTGCGGAAGCCATAGCAGGCGGTACTGTTACATGGGGTGGCCCTACTTCTGCCGCCGCCGCCGCAGGCGCCGAAGCCGCCGCAGGCGTATTATCTGGCACCAATGTCATAGTTAACTTAGCCAACACAGACCCCACCCTTAATAGCCCATATCAAGGAGATGGAGAGGGTGTAGATCCTGATGGGAATCCTGTGTGGAATACCAAAAACCTCCCTTCTATATACAGCATTATTAATGGAGACATTGTTCATACAGAGTCTGGAACTGTGATGTCTGAAGGAAACTACAGTCCTGACAGAACACAGTATGTGTCCTTTCCTCCTTATGTAGATCCTGACAAGGATGATGAAGATGGTGGTGGTGCTGAATCGGCTAGTTCTGCTAGCGAGACTGCCGCTACTGCCGCCACTAACAGCACTACTTCCACTACGGCCAGCACAGTAGCTGGATCAAGCGGAGATATTGACAACAGTGGTGGCGATCCAAATACAACTGTACTGACTGACGCAAATGACCCAGACAAGACCAGCCCATATTTAAATGTCCCTGAGATATGGGATGAGAATCAAGAGTACGGTGATTGGGTAGTGGTCGAAAACACTGATGGCGGTATATGGGGTCAGTCTGGAAGATGGGTTGTTCGCAATACTAGAACCGGCCAATGGCAAACAATTGATTGGGATGACAAGACGTTTGATAAGAAGGATGAGGTAGAGCTAGGAGTTAATCCGTGGATAGTGGCCTCTACTGCCAGCACCAATACTGAGACCAGTGGCTCAGAGGTTGATACATCAGCTAGCACTTCAACTACATCAACACCCACAGCAGTCAATCCTCCACCAATACCTAAGCCCGGAGATGCTTGTGAGCTTGCCGGTGGCGAGATAGGGGTAATAAACCCTGAAGGAATGTGTGTACCTAAAGTTGGCAGTAACAACCTGCCTACCTTTACTGGCACATGGCAAACCCCTAGCAATACATCTAGCAGTTCATCTAGCAGTTCATCTAGCAGTTCAGCCTCTACTACTGCCAGCACAACGGCTTCTACAACAGCTAGCACTACAGCCTCCACCACTGCTACTGGCGGCCCTGTTGCAGGAAACCCATGTCAGCTAACTAATGGGGCTAACGGGGTTACTAATGGCGCTGGTATCTGTGTAGCTATAGCAGTAGGCGCGGCCTGTGTATTAGCCAATGGTCAGTCTGGAACTTTAGACCCAACTGGACAGTGTGTTGCAAACGGCGCTGATACTAGCGGAACTGAGGGTAATGATGGCGTTGATAATGGCGGCAACGGGCCGGGCAGTAACGGTAATAATGGCCCCAGTGATGGCGGTAATGGCGGCCTTCCAAATGGCGGGACTAAGAAGCCTGATGCTCGCAAGCCTTACGTTAACAAGTGGACAGGGTTAAATGAGGTAGATCCCGGCCCCGGATATGTTAAGAAGACCAAACAAAACGCCCCAGCTACTGGCCTATTGAGCGGAACATGGAGAGACTTAGAAAGATGAATTACTTACAGCTAGTAAATGGCGTATTGACTCGGCTCAGAGAGCCAGTGGTTACTACTGTCAGGACACAAGATGATCCTGTAGTTAACCTTGTTAAGCAGTTTGTTAATGATGCTAAGCGGCAGGTTGAAAGCGCACATGCGTGGAATGCGACTAGAAAGGTGTGGTCATTTGGCACTGAGGAGAATCAAGCTTCCTATGTGCTAGATGAAACAGATGGAGGGTGTCGGGTTACGGCAGTCTGGAATGACACAAACCGCTTAGATCAGTGGGATCTAACAGTAATCCTTGGACACAGAGCATCTTTTGGAAATCCATTCCGATATGCTTTTGAAGGAACCAATGATTCTGGTGATGTCATGCTCAGGCTAGATCCTATACCGAATGACGTTTTTCCCATGCAGATACTGGGGCATAGGAACCTGCCAGATTTTGATTTAGATACAGACATAAACAGACTCCCAGATCAGCCCGTCCTATACTATGCTCTTGCACTAGCGGCTAGAGAAAGAGGAGAGGTTGGAGGTCAAACGGCAACGGAGCTTTTCAACATGGCTCAGCAGTATATATCTGATGCCATTGCTCTTGATGCTAACTTGAGTGAGACAGAACATACTTGGGCGGTAGTCTAATGGCGCAACCAGTAAATCAAGTAGGCATAAGAAGCCCCGGTTATCAGGGGTTGAACACTGAGCTATCTCCTATTAACGGTGACCCTGAGTTTGCCCTTGTTGCTGATAACTGTGTGGTAGATCAGATAGGCAGGCTCACTACTAGGCAGGCATTTGCGGACTACATTAAGTTTGAAGACCGCAACAACCTAGAAATCATCAAGATCAAGTCTCATGTCATATCAGATGACCCTACACATGGCACTCACAGAGAAGCCCCTGTATTTGTGTACCGAGAGGGCAATGTAGAGGAGGTTTCTGTCACCAATATGGTGCCTGTAGGGGGCCACAGAAAGCTCCCTGTGAAGCGTGGTAGAGCCTTAGAAATCACTGGCGAGACCAACTACGGAGTGGGTATAGAGGCTGATGATGGCTCTATAACAGACATTATCTTGCCTAATGACTATGGCAATGACCTGATCACTGCTGAGCTAGTGGACTTCAAGGATGAGCTATACCTATTCAGCAAGGGTAAGGCTGTTGTAAAGCTGGAGGACAATGAGTTTAAAAACTTTGGCGCTCAGTGGATGGACTTGCTAGGAAACGAAAGTGATATTGATGGTGACATTGCTATCTCTGCATACGGCAGGCTCTGGGTTAGTGGGGTAGGTGGTGATTACCACGTCATCCATTACTCTAGTTTGCTTAACGAAAACCAGTGGTATGACGGACAGGCAGATGCAAACACAGCCAATCTAGGTGGACTAATTGATGTACGAGAATACTGGCCTGTTGAGTCTGACACGATTGTTAATATCCATGCCCATAATGGTTTTCTGTATGTGTTTGGTCGCAACAGCATTCTTATTTACTCTGGCGCTGACTCCGCTGATCCTGCTGGACAGGACGGGTTGGTGCTACAAGATACGATTTCTAATGTAGGTCTGGTTAGACGGGATGCAATCTGCAACATAGGTACTGATGTGCTGTTTGTAGATGAGTCTGGTGTCAGGGCTATGGGCAGGGTAATACAAGAGAAGTCTTCCCCCCTTACTGAGCCTTCTATGAACATCCGTAGAGAGATTCAAGAAGTCATCATGCAGGAGCTAACCCTAGACCCTAAGTGGTCAGGGATAAAGATGGAGTATTGGCCCTCTAAATCACTGGCTTTAATGGTCTGTACTGGCCTTAGAATTGCCTATGTTTTCCACCTAAATATGCCCTCTAAAACAGGGGGATATAAGGTCACACGCTGGACTAATTGCTTCTGGATAGATTCCACAGAATGCAAGATGGATGAGGGTGATGTGGTCTACATGGGTGGTAAGGCACAGCATGGATTACTGCGCTATGAGGGCTATGTAGAGGGTGATGAAGAGGGTGTCCCTAACCCCTACATTATGAAGTATGAGGGCATGGCTATGGCCCTTGGTCAGAACCCAATGCAGACCGTTATCCCTAAGTCTATCTACTATGTGTGCATGGGTGAGTATGTTCCCGGCATGGCTAATGCAATGTGGGGATTCAGCGACAAGCTGGTAGCTAGCAGAGAGTTTCAGATAGATGTGGAAGGCAGGTCACGATATTCAATCCACGAATTCAGCGATGACGGAGAAGAAGAGATGGCAGGTTATTACTCTGACGGTGGCCCTCATTACGCTGGTTACAAAGTTAACACTAACGGATCTGGCGCGTTGTTCCGCGTTGGGTTAGAAATCAAGGTACAGGGTGGTAGGTACGCCCTTCAAGAATACGACATCAATTCCGCTGTCGGGAGGATTACAGCATGAGCTTAACCCCAATTTCTACATCCCACCTTAGCTATGTACAGCCAACACCAGCAGGCACTCCATTTGGCAATGCCGTTCAGAATTTTGGGGGTTGGCTTGGCAGTAACGCTCAAGGGCTGGGGTATGCGGCCAATGCTGTTGGTGCTGGGCTGTCTATTGACCAAGCACTGAGTGAAGCTAGCAGGATTAGCAACCTTGGTACTTATCTTAATGATTGGTCTACTCAGCAGGGCAATCTACTAGATACCAACTCTCAGTTTAAAGGGTATGGGATTACCACTGGCCTTGGAACAACCACTGCTGGTCTTGATGAAAACGGTGCTTTCAATGCCACGTTCGGGGCTAGTCCTGACATTAACCTGAATGCTCAGGGCAATGCTTACAGAACTGCTGGCAATAGTCAGATGGGATCAGCCGCTAACTACTATGGCAATGCGGCAGGTATGGTTAACGGTGTTGACTATATGAACTCAAGCAATCAGGCCATTAGTAACTCACTGGCTGATCCGCGATTAAGACAGCAAGAAATCTACGATCAGATGATGGCTATTCAGAACCCTGAGCTAGACCGTCAGCAAGCAATGCAACAAGCCCAAGAGTACCAGATGGGCAGGGGTGGCATCAGAGGCTCACAGTACGGCGGCACAGCAGAAGATGCGGCTATGGCTAGAGCTAGGGTACAGGGTTCTAATGAGGCTGTGATGGCGGCTATGAAGCAGGCTGATGCAGAGCGCACAATGTTTAGTCAGATGGGCGCTAACTATGGTGGCTTGTACAACCAGCAAACTGGCAATCTAGCTCAGATTGGTCAGGGCATGGGTCAGCTAGGAGATCAGAGAACACAGCTAGGCATGGAGATGGAGAAGCTGAAGTACCTGCCAATGGATATGCAACAGAAGATCTTGCAGACCATGAACAACTCTCTGGATCAGGCTCAGACAGGCCAGCTAACAGGTCAGGGATACTTGAGCCAGATGCTACTGGGTGGCATGGGCAACAACACCAACCTTCAGAAGATCTCCAGCGAACTGCGCGGCAATGTATACAACGCCGTACTCAACAACCTTGGTGGCGCTACTGGATCGGATGGTTCGTCTACCAGTGGATTCTCTGGGTTGCTTAGTGGAATTGCTGGTGGCCTTGGCACACTTGGTGGCTGGCTTGGTGGCACAGTGAAACCGGGAACTACCTCAGACGTTAGGCTGAAGCAGAACATTACTCCTGCCGAGAAGATAGGTGACATCCAGTATTACAACTGGGATTGGACTGAAGATGCCAAGGCAATGGGCATCAATGATCCTACTTACGGTGTCCTTGCTCAAGAGATGCTGACACAGCGGCCAGAAGCTGTAATGGTAGGTGACCACGGTTACCTCATGGTTGATTACTCAAGGATTTAGGAGATACACAATGGCAGGACGTAATGCGTCAGCAAGATTAACTGGCCTGTTTTCAAACATGCAACAAGGGCTGATGGATGAGGGTCAAGCAGGCAATCAGTTTGTAGATACATTCAGGCGGTCAATGGCTCCCAAGGTAGATAATGAGGACTCTGAAAGCATCATGGCTTACTCAGAGTGGGCGCGGCGTAACGGCTATGAGGAAGAGGCTAGGCAGTACATGGCCCTGTCACTTGCACAACAACAAAGACAAGACAAAGAAAAGGAGAGGCTGGAGGCAGAAGCCAAGGACGCGGCAAGAGCAAAGGCAGTCTCCCTGTCAGCCAATACATTTAGTGATGGGTCTGCTGGAGCAGATGGCGGCGACCCGACTCAACTTGAATACAATATTAAAAAGGTAAAGGAGCAGATAGCAGAGGCAGGTGCTAAAGGAGACTTGCCGTTACTTGGACAGCTTAGGACGGATCTTAAAGAGCTTACAGGTATGCGGTCTAACGCAGTTTCTAATAAGGTTGTTAAGCAGGCTCAGGCAATTCCTTATTACGAGGGGCTTCTCAAAGATTATCCTGAAGGAGATCCAAGAAGAGAGCCGTTGCAGAAAGCATTGCGATACCTAAAGAACGATCCAGCTATATCCGAAGCATATAAGCAGATAGAGGCTAAAGATCTAGCTCTAAAAGGCTCCCGTCTACAGGTTGAAGGTCTTGAGTATTCTGCTGGTCGCCGACCATTTCAAGAAATACTAGATGAACTTCAAAGGCAAAACGCCCAGTACACACTGGCCGCTAAAGAGGCACAGGCAATAGCAACCAGAGATATAAGAACCGCTAATGGAGTAGCCGCCTCTAATATAAGTGCTGGGCAGTGGATTTTAACTGAAGAGCAGACAAAAGGAATGTCTGGTGCCGCCCAAGCAGAAGCCAGAAAGATCATGGGTGATGAGTTTAAAAGACGGGAGGACATGGACAAGGCTAGATCAGAGGCAACTGTGGGTACATCAACACTAGCCGCCGCCGAGAAACTTGCGCTGACTAATCCGGGCATTGCCACAATGCTTGCTGACTATAAAACCTCCAAGGCAAACGCATTAACTTTAGGCGATCAAAAGAGAACTGCTACTCAATTAACAGCCGCAGTGCATAATCTTCAGCTAGCAAACGCAGACAACAATATTGTTATGGAGTCTGCTGTTGGCGGTCAAATGAAAGCAATGATAGATCTAGGCTCACAATCTAGCCTCTTTGAAGGTGAGGATTATGTTGATGTAATGAGTGACCCTGACGCTTATCTCTCTATGCGTAAAGATGTTGCCAAGCTTGCTACTAGTCAGGGCTTAACACCGGAAGATCTTAACTCTGAAACCATATTAGAATTAATGGATGTAGCGGCAGGTCAGTCCACTGAAAAAGCTTGGATTAATGCCTATGATAAGGCTAGTCGCAGAAGAAGAGCCGTTGAAAAAGAGTGGAGGACGGCAATTAGCGAACCTCAAGATGAGTGGATTGCATCCGTTGTTGCTAGAAACAGCGGAAAGACTGCTTGGGATGATAATGAGATTTACGAAGAGGCTGAAAACTATTATGAGGACGCCGTTAATCAGGTAAGGGCTCTTGTTTTACAGCCAAGATCATTGCAGATACAGACACTAAGCAGGATGATGAATCAAGACACGGACTCTCTCTTCAGGGATAGGGAGTTTGGCCCACCACATAATCCAATGATAATGCCAAGGATGTTTTCAATGGAAGAATATGAGGCAATGCTGGAGCTTGCAATGTCTGGGAGAAAGATCACCTATCAAGACTTCATAGCGGATCAAGAATGAGATTTAATCCTAAAGCTAGAGATATTGATCTTCCTGATCTTCCTCTCTCTGACATTGCGAGAGGGGAGCAGAAGGCTAAGAAATACAGGGATGACAAGGCAGAGGGTGGACGCAATGCGTTGCTCTCTGGCGCTAGTCTAGGTCTGTTTGACAATGCCGCCGCACTGATTGACTCATTTGAATCTGGAGACTATGAGCTAGAGCTTCTGAGAAGGAAGAGAAATCAGGAGCAATTCTCAGACCTTAACCCTACTGCCTCACTTATTATGGAACTGCTTGGCTCTGTGCCATCAGGAACAGCCACCTTCTCTGGTATCAAATCTGTTCTAACAGCGGGAAGTAAGATAGGGAAAACTAGTGACCTTATAGCTGGTCAAGGTAAGGCTATATATAAAACCAAGAAGGGTAAGTTGCTTGATGTTGAGATCAAAGGAACGAGTCCTAGCGGGAACGTCATAGTTAGTGATGGGGTTAAAGAGTTTGCCGTCACAAGAAAGGCGCTCACTGCTAGGACATCTATTAAAGGAGACACTCCCAGCAATGCCCTAGTCGGTTCAATAGAGGGAGCGGCGTGGGGGTTTGCCTCTGGTGAAGATGGAGACAGAGCGCAGTCTGCTGTGATTGGTGGGATGCTGGGCCTGTCTTTAGGTACTGCACTAGATGTATTTACTCGTCCCGGATCTGCTGGGAATCTAGTTGGAAACAGAACGCCTGTTGATAACGTAATAGACAAAGACCTGATTGACCTGTCTGAAGATTTCGTAGCCAAATCAAGAGAAGTTAATGACCAATCTCTTAGGGGTGTTCAGAGTTTAGAAGAAGCTGATAGGGCATTGATGGGGCCAACCAGACCAAGGCAGTCATACCTAGACCCCTATGAAAATGCTGTTGGCTCTAATCTTTACAGCCAGAAAGAGGGTATCTGGAGATCTGTTAGAGAGGGCTACGATAAGTGGCTAACTGGTACATCAGATTACCTCATGCGCCGCATCAGTCCTCAGATAGGGGCGCTGGCACAAAGGGCTGACGAGACAGCAATCAGGAAAATTGGCAATGACGTTGTTGAGTACGTCGATCCCATTACTGACGTGCTAAAGCTAGAGCTTGATGACAGACAATTCAAAGGAATGCTACTTGATTACGCAAAGGGGTCGGCAACAAAGACTGATCTGTTTAGGTATGTGTCTACGCGTTTGGGTAAAGAACAAGCCCAAGCACTTATTCGGCATCTCCAGTGGAGCGATCGTAAAAACTTTGAGCATATCAAGAGAGTTACTGGTCGCTCTTATCAGTTTAAATCCTACCTTCATACTCAGAGGATAAAGAAGAAACGCAACGACACGACCGAACCTGACTTTGATTACCCAACAGATCCCGGCCTTGAGAAAAGAAGCAGGGCTGACTTTAAAAATAATGGTGTTGAACCTGATGACTACCAACCAATACTAGCCACTAACCTGCGAAGAATAATGAACAATGAAAGACTTGTTCAGCTAGCAGATAAGTTTGGAATGCCTAGAAGTGCTGGGATGAAAGAGCCTGCTGAGTTCTTTAGGGCTATGCAGAAGCACTTTGTATCAAAGGGGATTGACCCAGATATAGCAAAGCGTGGCGTTGAAGCCATCAGAGAAAACTTGATAGGCCAAACAAGATCACCTAACCAATGGTTGCAGGCTCTCAACTCATTTGGATATGCCACAACCTTGGCTGGCCCCAAGTCTGCTTTGCTTAACCTTCAAGATCCAATGGTAGGTTCAGTCAAGTACGGGTTGGGCAATGTTCTGAAGGGAATGACACAGCCTAATTACAGTGTCACTGAGCGCGGCATCCGTCAGAATGTTGGCGAATTCCTTAACGCATACAACGACGCTTTTGCTGACCAGAGAACAGTAGGAAAGCGTGTTGCTGATGTAATGAGGAACACTACAGATTGGTTAATGAAAGGCTCTGGCTTTGCCGCCGCTGATTCTATTGGTAAGGGCTGGACAATTAAAGGAATACTGAACCACGCTAATGAAGCGGCCTCAAGGCCCGGAGGATTAGAAGATGCTTGGGGATTCTATTTTACAAAGGCAGAGCTAGGTCAGATAAAGAGACAGTTGAAGGAGCATGGCACAAACTTTGACAGGTACTCAGGGAAGGGTGGAGAGTTGTTAGAGGAGCTTGCCTTTGCAGGGCTGGGCCAACAGCAGTTGATCTCTGGTATGGGCAGGCCGGTAGGCTGGGCTAGGCATCCTAATGCTAGACCTTTGTGGGCATTACGAGGGTTTGCTATTAAACAGCAGGCTTTATTGATGAGAGAGATTGTCGATAACATTAGAGTCGGCAAGATGGATGAGGCGCTGAAGTACTTTACAAGATATGTTGCTTTAGCCGGTGGCTCATTTGGACTACTCAATGAGGCTAGGCAGTGGATGTTTGGTGATGGCGAGGCAACAATAGAAGGGGTAGTTCAAGGCACTGCCGACCAAGTTGTATCTGCCCTAACACTTAACACCATAGGGCTTAATGACTATCAGTATGGCTCTCTAATGCAGAATGGATTGTTCTACACAATGGCTCAGGGTTCTGTGCCTATTGCCGCTGACAGACCATATGAAGTAGTTAAGGGGATATATGATTCTGTTCAAGCCCCACAGGGTCAGACATTAGCCCCATTAATAAAGCAGGTTCCATTCATTAACCAGCCACTCAACTTGATTCAGAACCTTGGTGAAGACAATTTAATTCCCCAACCGTTAGAGAATTTAGAGCGTCAGATTAGACCGGGAGAGCAACGCTAATGGGAAAGAGGAATTACAGCATCCTTGGTTATGATCGTCAGTTAAATAACCACATCATTAATGATAAGGGCGAACCTGTAGTAGAGGTATGGCATGGCGGCCATCCTAAGATTGAAAAGTTTGATATGTCTAAGATGGGTACTGGGGAAGGCGCTCAAGCATACAGTCCCGGTCTCTATAATGCAGAGCGTAAAGGTGTTGCGGGTGATTACAGAGATGCAATTACTGCTAGGCTTAAAGCTCAGATGGCGCGTGAGTATGGTCTCGTCACTATAGGTGGCACAACAATTCCTGTCTCAGCAAGAAACTGGATAAGGATAGAAGATACAGGGAAGGCTAGCAAAGAAGATATATATGAATCACTGACAAGCCATATCAAGTTTGAAAGGGACATGTATGAAAATAATTCTCAGGCGTTTGATTGGGATAGCGCAAGGGAAAGAATGGAAGCGGATAGATTAGAAATTCAGCGTGACAAGGATATGGAAAGGCTGGCTTCTGGAGAAGCGAGCTATGAAGAAGAGATGCTTTATTTGCATGGGCCTGATTGGGAGAATGCAGTTGGTTATGAAGTGCCTGATGAAAGCGAATTTAATATCAATCCGGGCGGCTTCTTTATGCAAGACCCAGCAAGCGGCGAAGATGTATATGTCAGGATAGAAGACAACAAAACATTTTACGATGATCCCACCTCTGGTGAAGAAGTAGTCACTGAGTATCCTGTAGGAACCAGCCATGATTTTATGGAGTTTGACCATGAGGCGTCTGCTTGGTTAGGCGATGCAGAAGATTCCTTTTGGATTACTGATGACCCTAAATTAGGGGAGGTAGGTGAGTCTTATCAATTAGCCTATGAGTTTGCTTACCTTGGTGAAGAAATACATCCCATGGGGGGCAAGAGAAGATTCGCGTTTATGAAACCAACTGATGTCGCACCTAATAATCCTTTTGGGCCGACGCCAGTTAGCACTAGGAGGATGAACAGGGAAGGCACCATCATTGACGAGCTATCTCCTGCGTATTACGCACACATGAAAGAAGGACATGAAGAGCTTGCAAACGCGACGGCTTCAAACATGAACGATGTTGCGGGAGAGATTGCTAACGGAAGCCTGCCTGTTTGGGATCAGCAATACATGCCATTACCAGACTCCTCAAACATGAGAGGAGGGCTATATAAAAATCACCTGCATGTTAATCCTGATGAGCTTCTTGATTGGTTTGAGCCTATTGGGAAACAGCCAAAGAAATTACAAGACATAATCAGGAAGTATTGGGATAGCAAAGACCATGATTTATCTGTATCCCGTGGGAGATTCTTTCCTCCAGACGACGACAATTTCACTGATGACGTCCGTCCTATAACTAAAGAAGAATTGTGGCAAGACAATCTACAAATGACCGGCCAAGAATTTTTCTCAAAGTTTAGTAAGAGATTTGGAGGGCGGCACCAGTTTAGAGAAGACATGGACGCTGTTGGAATGCCGGGTGTTATCTATCAGGACTACACCAGAAATAGCGGGAGAGGTGATCCGACGTACAACATTGTTATGTACTCAGATGATCCAATAGAAATTATAGAGCGTGGTGCGGCCACTGCTCCAATGCTGGCATCTGTGTTTGGCATCACGTCTGCGGTACTTGCATCAGCAGTAGCTGGTAAGAAGGCTGGGTTCTTTGACACTGTACTAGATCCAGACATTGCAGAAAGATTCCCCATGCCTGAAGAACCAGACAATAGAACTGGGCTAGATAAAGTATTAGACCATGAAGGATTCTTAACTCCTTATCTTGCAGATGCACTGCAATCAGATACTGCTCAGCAAATCTGGAACCACCCAGTGACTGAGCATGTCAGGGGAAACCTATCAGATGTTATGAATCAGATGGAGATACCCGCCCGAGCCTTAGCTTCTGGCTGGGAGGGTCTCTACAATCTATCTCAAGACATGCCTGCATCTGAAACGCTTGGCGGTATGTGGGATAGATTAAACACTCCCCTTGATGAAACCGCATATGAAGCAGGTCAGGCTACCATGAAAGCTACAGGTAGCCCTGTACTGGGGGCTGGCGCAAACGTCGGCCTTCTCTTAATGGGGCCATAGCAATGCCACTTTACTTTTTTGAAGGTCGTAACACTGGTATCTATGCTGACTCAGCTAAGGCGGCGCGGGCTAAGTGCAAGCGTGGCTGTGGCAAGTTAGTTAAGACATTGAACAAATCCCCACCTGCTGGGGGTGGATGGGATCGCACACGCAGTGATGGTAAGTCCCCTGCCAAATCCAGTGTAGGAAAAGGCAGAGGTAAAGGGCCACCTAGAAAGTAGTTAGTGCTGTACCCAGCTAGTACCTTGTGGATCTAGCTTGTCTAACAGATCTATATCTTCCTGTCGCAAAGCAAAACTTTTGAGCATTGCACATGGGTCATCAGAGTAAAGCGTGTATCGCTCTACTTCGTGTCCTATCCAGACAAGCCTTAGCAAATCATTCTTTTCTTCTTGAGTTATGTCTGCCCATTCCTTTGCTTTGATTCTTTCAAGTTCCTTCTCTACTAAATCACTAATCATTTTAATGACCCTCTGCGTGGTTAACTCTAAAACCTATGGCGTGTAACTTAATCAGCCGCTCAAGGTTCTTGTCGGTGTGTCCATCTTTATAGTTAATGGTCAGTGTCATGAGCGCATCTCCATCAGCGTTATAGAAATGCCATGTCTTTATAGTTTCATCTGGTTCATAGGTCAGTTCGCTAAGGTTATCCATCAGTTGTAACTCACTATCTTGTAACTGGGATCTGCCTCTGCCGCCCTGACTTCTTCCCTGTAGTGCTTGCTAATCTCTGCTCTCAGTTCTTTGTTAGTCTTCATGATTGCACTCGCCTTCTCTCTTAGTATGTCCATGTGTCCTTCTCCCCACAGCTTTGTTAGCCAATCAGTAAATGCTACTGGGTTCTCTCCAAAGTAACGGTGATGATACCGACACAGGCACAAAGCATTATCCATACTCCACCTTGTAGACTTCCTAGCCCTGCCATATATATGGGCTGAGTCAGTACCCTCCTGCCCACAATACTGGCACAGGTGCTTGTCTCTATGCCTGACTGCCTTGCTAAACCAGATGTCTGCTTGATCTCTTTTGACTCCCATTACACATGCTCCCCCATAGATGGAAAGGGTACGAATACACCCAGTTTCATATTGATTGAGTCGATCATTGCATTAGCAGATTCAGATAGCTGGGTAGTAGACAGGCTTCTAGTGCTGGCAATGCCATACATACTGGTAATGATGGGCTTGAAGAACAGTTCTTTAATGGAGTTCTCTGACCACGGCACCTCAAACTCCTCATTGAATGGGTGCTTCTGCATAAACCCTGCATCATTTAAAGCACTAGCCATGTTCCTAAAGAAAAGGTGAAGGGCATTAGACTGCCTGCTAGATCTATTAGACCTGACCACACTGTATGTCCTGTCTATCCCTTCCTCTGCTTGCTCAGATACATACTGGCAAAACATCTTGGCCTTATGCTTATCAGTTACATCCCAAGTGATAGCACTCATGGCACCCACCTTTGAGTTATCCACTTCTTTCTCCAAGCTACGTTCTCCCACCTCATATCATTGGTAGCATTAGTGAACCTAGCCGCAGGCATGAGCCTGTCTTGAGATGTCCCCATTATGATTGCCTGCCTTACCTTACCCTTGTCCCAGCCTGTGCTTTGAACAGCCATCTTCATATCAAATACTCTAGGTAGAATCTCTAGCAACTCACCCAAGTCTGTCTCAGCAGTGCCAACAAATGTCATGCCCATATCTCCTGTAGTTTGTGTGTCTCTGGTATTGAATCCGGTAGGTTAAACTTCTTAGCTTCTTGGTTAATCAAGATAAGCCATGCTTCTGCTTGACTGTCATCAACCTTTACGTCTGCATCAACATCATTAAAGGGAAGGGGGTCACCCCAGAACTGAGGTATCCAATAAGACCAAGCCTTCCTAATTTCTGGAGGACAGGTATCAACTATCTCTGGCTCTGAGTAATTAGATCTAGCTGGCTTGGTTTCTAGCATGATGGTGTATATATCTGCTGGCTTGGGGCAGAACCTCCCGGTGTTTGGATACAATCTCAGTGCATCCAGCACCACCTCTGCATCTCTCTGCTGTCTAACCCACTGCCTCCAGAACTGTCTGGTCAGGTCATCCCATGGTTTGTTATAGAACCTCACTGTCTTCTGCACTGCACCCAGTACCCTCTCCTCATCTTCACTGGTCATCATTGTTCTTCTCCTCCCTTCTGTTAGTTACTAGAGTCCTGCCACAACTGGTGCATTCACTCCACTCTATAATTATTCTCACCCCCCTCTCTTTATCTAGCTTGTTGCTGGACTTGTCCCTTGTCCCTGCACCACAACTACATTGCATAACGACTCTCCTCTTTCTTACGGACACACTTAACCCACCCGATGTGGGATTAATAAAAAAATGACGAGCTAACACACACACAAATCCAGCCGAAGCTTTCCCCTATCTCACTGCTCTCGCATGATAGGCAGGGTGGGTCACCAGTGTTAGGCGGCTCCCGTAATTAACGGGCCTAATCCTCGTGCTGTGTCAACAGTGTTAGTTAGGTTGGAGTTATGGCGGGTTATGGTACAATCCTACTCGGACGGTAAGGACTGTACTTCATATCCCTGCATACTCCGGTTCTCAGTTAGTAAGGTTCTCCCCTTGACTAACACCGTCCATCCACTTTACTCCTCTCTCTCTGCTTGTCAACTACTACACAAACAATGTGCATTTTCACACTGGCATTGTGCATCCCATTACCCTATCATCCCTAATGTACTATGAAGTACAGCAAAGGAGATAATGATATGAGCAAAGACGATGGCGTGGTATCTATCCACGGCAAACAATACAAGACTGTTGCATTGAGGGTTAATGAGTTCCGATCTGCTTACCAAGATTGGGGCATCCACACTGAAGTTGTTAGTGTTAGTGATCAGTCTGTTGTTATGAAGGCATGGATCACTGATCCTGATGGCAGGGTTAGAGGTGTTGGTCACGCTGAAGAATGGCGAGCCGCATCTAAGATTAACTCTACCTCTGCTCTCGAAAACTGTGAGACCTCTGCACTGGGCAGGGCGCTTGCCGCTATTGGCTTGGCTGGTACTGAGTATGCCTCTGCTGATGAGGTAGCTGGTGCTATCCACCAACAGAAAGTGGCTGAGTCTACTGACTACCTGCTTGACCACATGGAAGCAGTCCGCAACAACTGGGAATCTATCACTGCTATCAAGCAATCTATTGCTGATAACGATATGACCTATGGTTGCCAACTGTACTCTGAGCTTAGCCATGAGACACAGGAGAGACTGTACAAAGCACCTACCAAAGGTGGCATCTTCACTACTGAAGAGCGCAACTACATGAGATCCAATGAATGGAACACCACTATGAAAGAAGTCATCAAGGAGACTGCTAATGGATAAGGTATATGACAAGCCACTGCCCGAGACAGGCATCCGAACCTTCGTACCTAGTGACCAAGTGTATGCCTTTGCTGGCACACCACAGCAGGAAGGGAAGTCAATCATTGCTAACATGGTCGTACACCCTAAAGAGTTATGGGAATTTGTTAAGACCTACAAGGCCCAGTACGGTGCTGAAGTAGAGAAGGTTCATCTCAACATAAAGCTTAGTCGTGGTGGTAAGTACTACATCACTGTTGATGAGCGCATGTCAGAGCGTGAAGGTGGCGCACCTCAAGCCCCAGCTAAATCAACACTGCCTTGGGAGAATTGATACATGTTTGACTTTGTAAAGTATGAAGAGCTAAAAGAAATCTTCCAGTGTCGCAAGATCAATATCCTCTGCGACATACTGGATAAGGAGAACATTCCTTACATGATGAACAGCAAGAACAGACCAATGGTGTCACGTCAGGAGCTAGCTAAACGGCTGTCACAGACAAAGCCTGTAGACCCTACCATACCTACCTCTTAGTCCTGTTCTTTGCTCTCCGTGGCGCATGTGGCTCGTAGTAGCTACCTCTGTGCCACATCCCCCTCTCTCTGTCCTAGTAATTAGGCTGTCGCCTCTCTCTTTTCCACGTTGTGTGCTAGCCCCGACACTTTCCCCTTATTCTCTGATTCCACCTACAGAACCAGTGCGCGGCAGGGTTTATACATTGTGCAGTGCCGGTAAGTGATGACAGCTAGCGGTGCCATCCGAGGAGCCGCGCCTATGAATTAGCTAAATGCCTCTCCATGCAAGAACTCTAGGTGTTCAAGTGCATCATCTTCAATCTTGAAGTCAATGACCTGACCCTGATACTTGCAGTCATCTAGGTAATAGTCATACAAACCATTGCCTACTGGAGTGATAGAGGATTTACCCCAATCAATATCATCTGTGCTTACCTTCATAACAATCCGGATCTCTCTCATTTGTCCTTCTCCTCTAATGCAGTCCTTATCATGTGACTAATAGCTTGCCTGTTATTGACAGTAAACTTTAGCTCGTCACTCAGCCTGTCCTTATATATCTTCAGCATATCTAGTATCTCGTTGGTTACTCCTATTGTTGTTAGCTTTTCACCACGGGCTGTCGCAGAGAATATTGATTCTGAATCTATTTCGTCGCTCATGTATTTGATACCCCTGTAATGTCAGTGTATGTAGTGCCTTTGCTAGTCAGTATCTCTGTCATTAGCTCCATGTCTTCATCATCTAATGTGCGGAGTACCATGCTCTTAGCATCAGCCTCCCCACTAGCTAGCACTGTTGCTACATAAGAAGTAGACCTGTTAAAAGACACCTTGTATGTACTCCATACTTTAAGTTGTACAACATTACTGCTCATGCTCGCTCCTTAGCTAACTGCAACTCTTCATCTGCTATGACCTCATCCCAACACCACTTATGATAGGTCATCTCGTCCGTTTTATCTGGCACAGGTATGTGACTAGGCAAGTCATCAGGCCAGTACTTAGTATCTTCATCGCTAGTGATAGCTTCACAACACCACTCACATTTCATGATGAACACCTCGCTCTTGCTATTGCCATACTCTCCTCATACATCTGATCTAGCTTGCCCCATCTATCACTGTTGCCAAGCCACTCATCAAATGACTTGGGTGGAGTGTCATCAGTACAGGACAAGTAGATGTCATACTCATCTTCATTAGACCCACGGGTTTGTGTCTGCCAATCACTCATCTTCTGTCTCCTTCTGAAACACTGGCACGTATTTGTAGAGTTCAGTACCTACTGTTGTCCTTACCAATCGGCACTGCTCCTTGCCGTAGGTAGATATATGCCGAGCATACATATCTAATGCGTCAGCTTTCTCTGGGTCAGAGTAGTAATGTCTCCAGCCTTCACTCATCTCATGCCGGTACTCCACTCTGTATATAACCTGATTTGAATTGTAGTCTTCGCTCATATTAAATCTCCTCAATGATTGTTACTTGATGGTCTGATACTTCTGACTCATACAGCATGTGCTTACATGGATAACAGGCCCATGTATCTCCTGACTTCTTCATCTCCTCACCACAAATGTCACAGCTAACTTCAATCTCATTGCTTGCTACTATCTCCATCTCTATCTCCTCGGCTGAACCGGATGCGCCCCCGAAGAATGAGGGCGCAACGGATTCAGGCTGCTTCCTTCATCTTCACTGACACTGCCTCATTGCAATACCTAAGCACCTTGTTAGCCGCAGTACTGGCCTTGATGAACTTGTTACTGTCATCCTTTAATAGCTTGGCCCAATGCCCTAAGTAACTAGCATGATGCTCAATGTCATAGTCAATGCCATGCTCAGCACACAAGAACACTGCTGATAACTCTGCTACTAGCTCTTCAAAAGCATACTCAGGTGTACCAAACCTACCTGTCATGTCACGCTTGAGTCTTTTCTCATGCCCGGTACTGTGTGCTAACTCATGAAACATGGTGGATAGGTAACCCTTTACTGTCTTGAACTGGCACAGGTCAGGCATTGCCACCTCATCTGTTAGTGGCCTGTAACTAGGCTCGCCTTCCCGCATCTTCACACCCAGTGCTACTTGTAACTGAGTAGCTGGTGTTAGATCAGCACCATCATGTACAAACACCTCATCTTTAACATCCTCAATGCCCTCGAACTGCTCTATGTTGGCGTTGTTAGTAACAATCATGAATGGATGTTGGGTAATGTCACCTGCATCATTGCGTTCCATCTTGCTAAAAAAGTAAATGGGAAATGACTTACGCACATCATCTCCCTTCTCACCCTTGAACTGGAACCCAAGCTTGATTGCCTTCTTGACTGAGATGTATCGGTTAGATGTATACCCATACTTCTCGTTGTGTACCCAACAGTTAACAGCATTGCCAATACCATATTGATAATCACTCAGATGGTTCTTTGGCATACCACCCTTAGAGATCCACCCCTTTTGCCAAGGGGCAGTACCATTTTCAATGGCCTCTAGTATTGGCCTAACAACTAGGTCTGACTTAGCTGACATAAGATGTACCTCCCATTGCTACTTGAGTCTCTGCCTGACGTATCCGCTGAGCATCAAACTGCTGATGCACATTGGTATAGTCCTGTTGCATCCTCTCGAACGAGGACATCACTATCTGATATAGCTGTGAATGATCTGCATCTTCAAATATAAACTTCAACACATCATCCATATCAAGGCCGTCACTTGCATCTAGATACTGCATCACCTCATCACTGCTAATGTCATTGTGTTCCATCAATTCAAGGATGCCTCTCACATCTGTGTGTACCTCTATCTCACCACAATAATCTTCAGCATCAATCGTTAGATAACCTTTCACTTCGTATGTCATTTAAACTCTCCTCATTAGTAGTTAATGGCACGTCATCACAAATAAAACATGCCTCATCTGGTTGCCATAACGCACCACACCCAGTGCATGGCACCAACATTACAGGTGTGAGTTCTACCCAATCGCTAGTCTCCATCAGAACCTCATTACAAATTCATCTTTTGATTTCTTTAACTTGTCTCCTACCCCATAATAAATAGGGACAACCATGCCCAGATCCTTCTCCTTCTTGCCTTTAAACACACGGTACTTCACACCATCCTCTGCTTTGAAATCCTTTAGCCGTTTAACAACACGGTAAATAACTATGTCACCTACCATTAAGTTCTCACTCTGTGGTGCTATGTAATAACTCATGCCGCCTCCTCTTTTACTGGTGTATATCCAATGGCACCTACACACTCACACATATCCTGTAAGTACACTGCTATCAGGTCATCATGGATCCTGCTATTGAACCTAACCTCTGCTACCAAGAACCCACTCTCATCTATCAATTGATACTTCATCCTCCAACCTCCTAGTTGGTAAGTGATCCCGCACTTGGGCGGGGGATCACGCAACCAACGAGTAAATTATTATTAATACACTCAGTACTATCAGTGCTTGCAGGTGTTCGTCTTTCCACATCTCCACTCTCCTTATCAATGATTAATACACATCGTATCACATTAGAATACATCAATCAAGATAACCCATCAAGTGCTACAGTAACACCGGCTATCTCATCACATGCACCACACCAGAAGATCCCTGTCCTTGCTCCAATCAGTGCCTCCCTTTCATCTCTATCTAAATCTGGGTACACCTTCTGCACCAGTTCACCACCCATGTACCTATTCAAATCAGACTGAGTGGTTTCCACTACTTGCTCATGCTTACAACGAAC